TGAAAAACAAAAAGGTGAAAAACAAGTTGAAAAACAAAAAGGTGAAAAACAAAAAGGTGAAAAACAAAAAGGTGAAAAACAAGTTGAAAAACAAGTTGAAAAACAAGTTGAAAAACAAGTTGAAAAACAAGTTGAAAAACAAGTTGAAAAACAAGTTGAAAAACAAGTTGAAAAACAAGTTGAAAAACAAGTTGAAAAACAAGGCGAAGAGGAAACGCAATTAATTCACGAAATTCATGAAAAACAAAAAATCGATCTTTTATTAAATTTTGAAGATTTATTCATCGACAAATCTGTTCCGCGTTTTTTTTCAGGCATGAATCTTGCAGACGCATATGCATTTTATAAAAAGATGGAATCAGAAGGAACAGCAATATATCCTCCTCCCGAATTTAATTATTATACGAATTCAAAAACTTATTCAGTTGACTTGCACGCGCATGGCAATGAGGAGTTTGTTTTACCGCATAGTAGAACATTTTCGTTTTCATATTCTGGTAATTCTACAAATCAAACATGGAAAGAGCTGCTTGCATATTTTAAAGATGCGCAAGAAAAAACAGATTATATTATTGTAAAAAGTGGTTTTTCGGCTGATATGACGGATGTTTACTTGGTGATTACGCAAAAGGCGGCTAGCGAGAAAGAATTGCCAAAAGAAATTGAAAAGGCATTTCCGCAAGACAAGCGATTTGTTATGAATGAAAATGTTTCTGATTTGAGAGAAATTTTCACCGATTTTATTCGCGAAAATCACGTGGACCTTATTGTCATTGTTGAGCCGTATAACAAGATTGTTTCCAACAGAAAAAATGAATATCGAATGTGGTATTTGGGCGGAGTATTCGTTGATTATTTTTGTTTCGGTGTAGAGAGAGACGATGCGGGTAAAGTTAAATGGATAGACAATCAAGTATATAATTCCAAGAATGAAATGCATTTAAATTTGAAAAAACTTGCAGATAAATTATATCAATTTATGCTTAAGAAAGTTAGAAGCGTGTTGAAAGATGACGACTTTGTGCCGGTTGCCATGCGTTTCGATATGTCATATGCAACAGATTCAATGTTTATGGATAAATACGCGGTGGACATGAAACAAAAAGAACAAAAAGAACAACAAACACAAACGAGAAAGATTCGTTTTTATTGCAACGAGGTTGAAAACATGGATGGAACGTTTTATACAAATATTCCAGTTGTAAGTGTTGATGGTAAAAAAACGTCACTCGGTCAAAAATTTGAAAAGGACTTGGTAAAACTTTTAACAACAACTGCATTTTCTAAATTATCTTCAACAACTCGTTTGCAAACCGCGACACAAATAAAGAAAATTATAGACATTATAAGAAAATACACAATGAAACCGCGTCCGTCGGTTTGCAATGGTATAAGCTTAAAAGATGTGAAAATACAATTTGGCGATGTTTTAAAAAAACCAGAAGAATCAGAAGTAGAAGTGGTGCCGCCCTCAGAAATAGAAGTAGAAGCAGCGGAAGAGGAAGTAGCAGAAGTGGCGCCCTCAGTAGCAGAAGTGGCAGAAGTGGTGCCCTCAGTAGCAGAAGCAAAAGAAGCAGAAGTGGGGAAAGAAAAGGAATCAAAAATAAAAATTAAATTAATAAAACCGAAAAAACCGATACAACCGAAACAACCGATACAAAAAGAAAAAGAGGGTAAAGAAGAAGTTGATCAGAATGCAATTATTGGTTCTGTGCCGTTAAGGGAACGAATTCGCCCCCCATCAGAAAAAATTATTGCATCACCATATTTTATGAATAATCGTAAAATATTTGTTGATTTTATTAATAAATTTTTCGACACCCGATATAAAGAGGCGCTTGGAAAAGACAGCCCGATAACGTGCAAGCAAATAAGCAAGGCATCTTCAGACAGTGCCGCATTGTCGCTGTTCCCGCATCAACAAATTGTAAGAGACTATTTGAATTTGTACACTCCGTATCGCGGATTGCTGTTGTATCACGGTCTCGGGAGCGGAAAGACGTGTTCGTCGATTGCGATAGCGGAAGGTTTGAAAACCGAAAAACAGATTATAATTATGACTCCGGCATCTTTGCAGGCAAATTATAGAAACGACCTTAAAAAATGTGGTGATGAGTTTTACAAGAGAAATCAGCATTGGGATTTTATTTCCATTAAAGACGCGACTTCGATTCCGGATAAAGTTGCGCAGCTTTCTGCAATATTAAATATTAGCAAAGAGATGATTAAAAACAACGGCGGCGCTTGGATGATTGATGTGAGCAATTCCGGAAATAATTATTCTGAATTATCAACCGAACAGCAAGAGCAGCTGGAGGCGCAGCTGGATGTAATGATAGAAGCCAAGTATAAATTCATAAATTACAACGGTCTTAACAATAATAAACTTGCAGAGCTCACGAGTAACGGAAAAGTAAATCCGTTTGACAATGCGGTTGTTATTATCGACGAAGCGCACCGAATTGTGAATTCGATAAGCAATCAGTTAAAAAACATAAAACCGACCAAGACGGATGAAAAAAAAGCAAAAGCGCTCATTTCAATTCAGTTGTACAAGTATTTGCAAAACGCAGACAATGCGAAGATTATATTGCTTACCGGAACGCCGATTATTAATTATCCGAATGAATTGGCAGTATTATTTAACATACTGCGTGGTTATATTAAAACGTGGTCATTCAAGCTAACTGTGGACAAGGAACAAAAATTCAATGAGGAATCGGTTAAAGAAATGTTGAAAAAATATAATGTATTAAATTATGATTACGTCAAGTATACGCCATCTTCTCAAATGATGACAATCACGCGCAACCCGTTTGGATTTTCGCCGGCAAAAGCATCTGGTAAAAAGGATGAGTACGGCGGGGTTATAAAAAATGTGGCGGGAGACGAATCGAATGAAACTTTTATTCGAAAAATAAAACAAATGTTCGAGTTGGAGAAGATTCAAACGGAAGAACCAACGATTACAAATTTCACCGCACTTCCCGATAAATTCGATGATTTCAAGAATAAGTTTTTGAAAGTAAATCCGGACACGTTTGAGATTGTGGGGGTGAAAGAACTGCCGATATTTCAGCGTCGCATTCTTGGTCTGGCGTCCTATTTCAAGAGCGCCCAAGAGCAGCTAATGCCGCGCTTATTAGACATTAAACTGGAGATGGTTCCTATGAGCAACATGCAATACAGCGAATACGTTGATATTAGAACCGATGAAATTACAAAAACAAAAAAATCGCAAAAGAATAAAAACATGTATGAAGTTTCTTCCAATTCGTATCGAATTTTCTCTCGTTTGTGTTGCAATTTTGTTTTTCCTCCGGCAGATGAGACTTCTGGCAGACCCAGTCGACCCAAAAAGGAAAAGTTAAACGAACAAAATGTCGATGTCGCGATCATGGGCGCAGTGGGATCTGGATCTGACGTCGCGGCGCGACAAGAGGCAGTAGCTCAGACATTTGTTGAAGGTGGCGAGGAAGAGGGTGGTTTTGAGTCAGTGACAGACGAATCCTACAGCGAGAAAATAAATCAGCTGTTTCAATATTATGAAACTCACGACGAGGATTTGAAACCCAATGACGACGGCGGTCATTTGAATGAATACAGTCCAAAGTTTTTGAGAATGTTGCAAAATATTACAAATCCGGATAATAAAGGACTGAATCTTATTTACAGTCAGTTTCGTTCTCTCGAGGGAATTGGAATGTTGTCTCTTGTTTTAAACGCAAACGGGTTTGCGCAGTTTAAAATAAAAAAGGACAAGGACGGCGAAGGATGGTTCGTTGATATTGCGCAAGAAGATCAAGACAAGCCCATGTACGCGTTTTATACGGGAACGGAAGATGCAGATGAAAAAGAGATTATTAGAAATATATTTAACAGCGATTTCTCATCGACGCCTCAAAATATCAAAGGATACTTGGAGAGAAGGAAGAAAGGGAGCCACATAGATAATAAATATGGAGACATTATCAAAGTGTTTATGATTACGGCATCGGGATCAGAAGGCATTAATTTGCGAAACGTTCGATTTGTTCATGTGACAGAACCTTATTGGAATGCGGTGCGCGTTGAGCAGGTTATTGGTCGCGCAAGACGCATTTGCAGTCACGAAGATTTGCCGGACGATGAGAAGACGGTGCAAGTGTTTGAGTACCTGACCGTGTTTTCGTCTGCGCAAAAAGAGACTCTGAATAAGGAGCTAAAATCGACGGATAGCAGTAAAACGACGGATCAGTCTCTATTTGATATTTCGAAGAAAAAGGAACAAATTAATCGAGAGCTGCTGGATGCCGTTAAAAATACGTCCATTGACTGTAAAACGCATAAGGGAACCAAGTGCTTTGAATTTTTGGGAACGCCGGATTCGTCTTCTTTTTCATATGTTCCAAATATTGAGCTGGATGAAACGGAGAAGGAGCTTGTTGCCAACGTTGCGGTGGAAGAAGAAGAATTCAAAGTGCTTCCGGGGGCTTATAAAGGCGAAAATGGGGAAAAGTTGGTTCGTTCATTAAAAACGAACCGGGTTTATTATAAGGATGACAAGTTTGACGCACTTTTTTCGAGCGGAAAGCCGTTTGACGTGAAAGAGCTCAACCAATATGGTCGGATTGAACAAGTTGGCGAAAAGATGAAACTGTTTCGCAATTAGTATTAATTAGTATTCTATTATTTCATGACATCAATGATAATGCAGATAAATTATTTACTGATAAATAATAAATAATAAATAATAATAATGTTTTAGAGTAACACGTATTAAATATATTATAATAGTATTAATATAATATATTTATCGGAACATCGCAGCATGTTCCAATTGGATTGGACCGCCATGTTAATATACAAAAAAAACAACTCTTGTCATAAGAACATGCGAGACGCGCATGTGGTCTAGTGGGAAACCTTCAGTTCAACATAAACACCAATGAGAACACGGGTTCGAATCTCGACCAAATGATAAAAAAAGGCTTGTAAAGAAGGACAAAAAAATCTTGTAAAAAATAGGGGTAGTTCCAAAAAAACTCTCATCGTTCAGATGTAGAGCGCCATATATATCGCACCAGTGCATCAAGGCACTCAGAGCAACTTTAAACCTCCTGTAGCTCAGCGGCAGAGCGTCTCAAACACCGTCATCTACCCACCAAGACTTGCAAAAGTCCGAATTTGAAGATGGTTATCGCATCATCAGCGGAAGGTCACAGGATCGAAACCTGTCGGGAGGATTAATTCACACATCGCACCAGTGCATCAAGGCACTCAGAGCAACTTTCAACCGGCGTGGCGCAGAGGAAGCGCGCAGGGCTCATAACCCTGAGGTCATACGATCGAAACGTATCGCCGGTATTATCATCACATCGCACCAGTGCATCAAGGCACTCAGAGCAACTTAAACCTCCGTAGCGCAGAGGAAGCGCGCCGTAAAACGCCGTCACTTGTAACCTAGACTTGCAGCAAGTCCGAATGAGAGATGGTTATCGCCTTATGAGCCGGAAGTCACAGGATCGAAACCTGTCGGAGGTATCATTTTTGTATTTTATTATGATTAATTAAATTATCGCCAACGCCAAGTGTGTATTTGTCTCCATGCGGTATATGCCGCACAGTTTTATATTATATATCGTACTAATATAAATATACTTTGATATATTTATATTAGTAGTATCGCAATCAATCCGTCCATCGCATAATTTTCACATGCAGCCTCCTCAGACTAAAAATCAGACATTTTCACAAGGGAAATTAACAAAATCAGAATGGAATAATATGGAAATTCCGGTTATTCCGGACGAGTTGTTAATTATAAATTTAATAAAAGAAGGTTATCATAATGTGCAATCTTATTATAATAAACATGTTTCTATGATTGGAATTTTAAAAACATCATCGTCTCCAGAAATGCACGCGTACTTGTATAATAAATATTTCGAAGAAATCGTTAATAAACTGGTTCAGAAGCATAAATTAACTCCCACATTCAAGTGTAAGTGTAAGTGTGCGGCATCAGCAAATAATGAAAATGGAAAAGGTGGTAATAATAAGAATAAAGGAAAAGATATAAAAAAAGTGGATGAAATTAGAATTAAAAATAATGAAGACGGGATTAATTCAAAAACCGTGTATGAATTTACAGTTTTAAAAATATGCACACTTTTAGTGGATAAAAAAGCAAAATGGAATGAATCCAAATGTGCGAATAAGAGCAGCGACGATGGAGGTGATAATAGCAGCGACGATAGCAGCGATGACGATGGCGACGATGTTGCTATCTGTAGCTGGATGTCCTATTATTACGCGCTGATGGTAAATTTAAAAAATCACATTGAACACGTAAATATTCACGTGATAGAATTTGTAAAATATTTACTTGAATTGTATGAACCCGATGTAGATATATTTCACTTTATAAAATATTCCGAATATTATATTGAAAAAAACCACCTCTGCACAAGATATCAAGACGTTGGATTGTACGAACATCAAAAACAGATATTCACATTTTGCAAATTGCCAAATCCAAAATTGATTTTATACATTGCGCCAACCGGAACTGGAAAAACGCTTACGCCAATTGGTCTATCTGAAAATCACAAAATAATATTTGTGTGCGCAGCGCGCCATGTTGGACTCGCGCTAGCCAAATCAGCAATATCTATTCAAAAACGCGTTGCATTCGCGTTTGGGTGCAGAAGCGTCGACGATATACGACTTCACTATTTTGCCGTAAAAGAAGCGACGAGGGATCGGAAGAGCGGCGGAATACGAAAAGTAGACAACAGTGTTGGAGACAATGTTGAAATAATCATTAGCGATATTCAGTCCTATTTGCACGCAATGTTTTATATGAAGGCGTTTAATAAGGCTGAGGACATTATATTATTTTGGGATGAACCGACAATTACAATGGATAATCAAACGCACGAGTATCACGAGCTTATTCATAAAAATTGGAAACAAAATATTATCCCTAATGTAATCCTGTCATCTGCGACGCTTCCGCACGAACGGGATCTGCAAACGACAATTGCAGATTTCAAAACCCGATTTGCGAGCAGCGATATTTTCAACATTGTTAGTCACGATTGTTGCAAGTCAATTCCGATTGTAAATAAGGGTGGGTGCGTTCAACTTCCGCACACACTTTTTTCGGATTATGCTGTTGTATTGAGCAGCGTTGCGCATTGCGAAAAAAATAAAACATTATTGCGATATTTTGGAATTAATAAAATTAGCGAGTTTATTTCATATGTGAATAAAAATGATTTTTATTCGAATTCGCGATATAGCATTGAGAGATATTTTTCGTCTTTCAATGATATTACATTAATTAGCATTAAAATATATTATTTAATTCTTCTTAAAAATATTAAGCAAGACCCTGCCGTTTGGAAACAAATTTACGAGCATTTTAATTCGGGAGAAGGTGCCGTTAAATTATACGAATCCACGGGATACGTAACCACATCGGATGCGCACACGCTTACTGACGGACCTACCATTTTTTTGACGAATGATGTTGAAAAAATTGCGAGTTTTTGTCTTCAGACTGCGCAAATACCGGCGCAGCTTATTGATGACATTATGGGTTCAATTAATCACAATAATAAATTATGCGAACAAATTGAATGCGTTGAAAAACGCATTGAAGATTTACTGAACGAGGCGGAAAAAAAAAGTGGAACGGGAACAGGAGGAGCCGGTGGAGACAGTGGCGGCGGTGGCGGCGGTTTAAAAAAAACAGAAAAGAAATCAAACAAGTTTTTCGATAAAAAAATGGATGCGGGTGAAATAAGAGAATTGAATAATCGTTTGCAAGCGCTGAACGAACAGGTGAAACGGGCGGCGCTCAATGATTTATTTGTTCCGAATCGCCCCGCTCATTTAAAAAGATGGCGGAACGATGGCGATAACAGCGGTAACAGCAATGATGCTGCAACAATAGCAGAAAATTCAAATAAAAATAATAAACCTTGGTCGTGCGATATTGAAGATGCGTATGTGGAAAAAATCATGTTGCTTCCAATTGAACCTCATTGGAAAATTTTGCTTTTAATGGGGATTGGCGCAATCACAGACCACAAAAATGCAAAATATAATGAAATTATAAAAGAGCTCGCACAAGACCAGAAGCTGTTTTTAATTATCGCATCTTCTGACTATATTTACGGCACAAATTACCAGTTTTGTCACGGATACATTAGCCGCGATTTGTTAGACATGACGCAGGAAAAGACGATTCAGGCAATGGGGCGCGTTGGTAGAAACAGCATTCAGCAAGATTATACCATTCGATTTCGAGATGACGAATTAATTAAAAAGTTGTTTTTACCTTCTACCAATAAACTTGAAGCGGATAACATGAACAAGCTGTTCTCTTCTGCGTAATTAAAATTTTATTTATGTATATGCATGAATCTGTGTATATTGTATTGTATTATATTATTTTTTTTTATAAATATAATATATAATATATAATACAATATATTTATTATGCAAGCACCAAAGCCAGGACCAGAAAATCTCCCATTCTCTAACATTGGTGAATTATATGCAATTTTAGAACTACCACCAACTGCAACAAGAGAAGAAGTAACAAAAGCGTATAGACGTTTGGTATTAAGATACCACCCAGATAAAACAGAATTACTTCCCCCACAACAAAAAGAAGAACATACTGAAAAATTTAGAAAGATTAATTTAGCTTATACATTACTTACGAATGATGATGAACTAAGAAGATATCCAGAATTGCAACAACACCCCCCGCGTAGAGTTTCACAACAATATCCTCCGGATATATTTTCACAACAACAGCGTGCTTCGCATTTTTTTTCAAAATTTTCTGCTTCCGCGAGTGAGAGTGCTGAGAATGTCAGGAAACAGTTGGAAGAAGAACGTATAAAAAAACGCCAAGAGTATATGGCTAATGATGGTTTTAGAAGATATGTTAACAGGTATGCTTTAGATGTAGAAAAAATGAATAACGAATACTTTGACTTGTGGGTTGAGTATTACAATGAATTCATGAAAAGTAAAGAACCATCTCGTTTTAAATCTACCACACAACAAATGGCTCAAAAAAACAAAGCAATTAAAGAATTAATGAAGGGATTGGGTATGGAGATACCCCAAGAACTAGACAAACTCGTTCCATCAAAAAAAACGCGCAAATTAAAACCACCTCAAGCATTTGTAAAAGCTAACGAGTTGAATGCAATAAAAAAATCAATAAAAGGCTATGAAGATCTTACACCAAGAGAAATAAGAAGTCGAGAAGCACTATACAAATATTATACAGAACTAAACAAAAAAAACGGTGATACCCCAGTGACAGAAGATAAATTTAATCTATATGTAAACGAAATTCAAGAAGAAGAAACACGAAAAAGTCAATCTCAATTTCAGCAACCGCCCGGAATACCAATGCATAGGGCGCCGGCGGGTGTCTCATATGAAAGTTTAATATTCGAAGGAATAAAAGATTACGAGGAAAAAAACCCTTCTAATAGAAATATACGTTCTGCGTATGAACACGTAATGAGACTCTATCCGGCATTGAAAGATGAAATAACACCTGAGTTTTTTGAACATTGTATGAATTTATTTAATGACCGCCGTAAACAAGGCGGTTCAAAACGCCATTATTATAAAAAACATTCAAATAGAAAACAGAAATCAAATAGAAAAAAAAACAAAACAGGTAAAAAACGTTTATACAAACGACGTAAAACAACGACAAGACGGAATCGTGGAAATTCCGGCGGAGGTACCAATTTTTGAAAAATTATCACAAGGAAAATCTGTTGGAGAAACTGTTTACGCAAAGGACCTGCTCCCTCAACACTACCAACCTGTTGAAAGGGCATACAAAGCCAGAGATGACTTTTGGAATAGGGAGGGAATGGACATTATTACTCCAGAAAGTAGAAGAAGACAAGATGATGAAGCGATAAGCGGATATGATACGGATTCGAATTGAGTTGTTAAGTAATAATAGTAAATAATATAAAGAGTTGAATTTACTATTATACAGTATACACAAAGACAATAGAAAGGTTATAAAAATGAACAGTGAAGCAAGAGCAGTAACCAAACCAATTACAGAAGAAAATAAGATCAAAATAACAAGGAGCGATGTTGTAAATAAATTCAAAGAATTGCATAAAAAATATTATGTTAGTCGCGGATACATGATTCACACTGTGAGTGACGCGTTTTCAAAACAGTTTTGCGAAAATATTAATACTGAAACTGCAGTCAAATGGGAAGAAGAGTATAATTGTCATGCAGATACGCGGATCCGTGTTGCAAAAATAAATGTATCAATTTTTGGGAAGCCGTTTCTTGTATTGTTGGAGCGCCCGATTAAACAGGTTCATCGTTCAGAATTTGAATATTACTTTGCATTTGGCGGACACTGCCAGGGTTATACTGACACCAGATTGATTGCCCGATTTTTAGGAGAATTTGACGAGGAGTTAAATTATGAGGAACTATTACATCCGATGACGGTTCATGTTGCCGATGAAACAATTGATGAAACATATATAAAAAATGCGTTGAAATTGTTGGTTATGGGTGGTTATGTTAAATACTGGAAAGCGTATAATGAATTAAAAGAATGGTTCATGGAGAATGTGGATGATGAGAGCATTCGAGAACAGTTGTCATTGTCAACGTCGCGTTTCGAGCTAGAAAATGACTGGTCTACTGGTCCCGAAATTGATGGAATGACGAAATCCATTTTTGAAGATTATGAAGTATGTTTGCATTCTACAAACAAATCTTTAGAATAATTTGGTAATTTTTAGGAGGAGTGAGGACATATTTATATAGCACATGTTTCAAGCCGCCTAAAAGACACTGGAGCAAAAGCTTTAGGGGGGAATAAATCAAAAAATAGTAGGAAATCCGGTAGGAAATCCGGTAGGAAACGACATTAAACTAATTTATTATATGTTATATATATATAATGGCTTCTTCTGATTCTGAAAAAAGTGAAGATTTGGGATTTGGACTTACTGATGAGGATCGGGAAAGACGTAGAAGTAAAAAAGATGAACACCGAGAATTCCGGCGTACATTAGGATTGAATCCCTTAACACACCAAGAGCGAGACAAACAGCGAGACGAAGCGAGAAAGCGATTTGAAATGCAAGAGGAAGACATAAGAGATCAAGAACTTGCTGCCATTGCTGCTGCTGCTGATTCTGATGCTCGTTATGCCAGTCGTCGTTTTAACTTTAATCCCCATGAGACCCACGAACAAGCCCGGCATAGAATGGAATTGGCCAGTTCTGGTTTGAATGTTGATGCCAGTTCTGGTTCTGATGATGATGCTGTATATTCTCATGCTGCTGCTGCGGCTCATGCTGCTGCTGCTGCTTCGGCTCGTGCTGCTGCTGCTAGTCGTGTTCGTATCAATGCTGCTGCTGCTGCTGCTCCTGCTGCTGATGTCCGGCGGCGTAGAATGATTATGATTACAAAAAATAGAAACCCCCCTAACGTAGAGGCAGGAACAGGAGCAGCAGCAGCAGCAAGAGTGCCATTAAAAGAATTGCTTGCTCAGATGGAAGCCCAACGACTTCTTGCTGCTGCTGCTGATGCTGCTCCTGTCGCTGATGAACATGAGGGCGGAAGGAAAAAAACCAAATCAAATAGGAAATCAAATAAAACCGGTAGAAAAATTAATAGAAAATCTACTAGGAAATCAAACAAAAATGGTAGAAAATTTAATAGAAAATCAAATAGGAAATCTAGAAAATAATTTTTTTATTTTAATATTTTGATATTTTGAAAATCTTTGTAAACATTTTCAAAATATTTGGTATATTGATATATCTTAGATTCCACAAAGTGTGTGCATAGGTATGCAGTACCTTTTCAGATTCATCATAATCTCTTATAACAGAACGAATTGATGCAATGTCTAATACAACTCCAATATCACTTGCTCGAAAGAGTGGGTCATTTACTGTTCCTTTTATAACAATTTCAGTGTGCAAATCGTTTGAGTTGAATGCTTTTACTATATCCATGTTGATTGAATGGGTGTTTATATATGTCTTACAACCTTTTGTCTTTATGTTGATTTTTCAATTTTTTTTATTTTAATTATATTAAATAATTAAAATAAAATTGTAACTGTATTTTTTTGTTACGGAAAACCGGTTTAATTGCTGTAAGCAAGACCACCCATACCGCTCATCACACGGAGAACGTTGTAGTTGGTGGCATAGACACGAACTTTGGCGGTCTTGGTGCCCTCAACGGTGGCGTTGGACAACACGAGCTGAAGGGTCGCGTTATCAATGCGGGAGAAGTTGCAACTCCCGCTTGGCTGGTGCTCTTCGGGTCTCAACGCAAATGAATACACGTTGATACCGGTGTCGGGGGTGCGGGTGTGGTGCTGGTAGGGCTGAACGAGGTCAAAGTAAGTTCCTTCACGCTCAGAGAAGCGGTCCTGACCGTTGAGCTGGAGTTTGGCAGTGACGACGGGGTTCTGACCCCAGCAATGCAAGGGAAGAGAGGTCTCAGACATAACAAAGGTTCCGGCATCAGACACGCCGGAGTTGGCGTACGGTCCGGAATTGTAAGGGGCAACGCCCTGTCCCATATTTGACTCATTGTAGATGCCACCATGAGCACCACTGCTCCACCACTGATCGCTTGATGGGAGATCATCTAGGGCAACGGCACCGGCATCGTAAAAGAGACCGGAAGCATCGATGTACTGATCGACGGCTTCGGGACCTCCGAATGCGTGAATTGCATTGGGAAGCGCGTCGACGGCGTCAGTGTAGTTGAAGGGCTGTGCGCCGAGCAGACGGTAGAGAAGCTGATTGCAGTCGAGGGATGAACAGTAGTCGACGTTCTGATCTGGCTGAACGACCCAAATGAGTTCTTTGACGGGGTGATTGAAGTTGAGTTTGATCTTGTTGGAAGAAGAGCCGACGGATTCATCACCGGTGAACTGGAGCTGTTCGATGAGGTACTCGTGGGGGTTCTGAGCCATGCGCCTGCGCTCGTCGGTGTCCAAGAAGACGTAGTCGACATACAGGGATGCGGCAACGAGAGACTGGTTGTAAGCGGCAGTAACGCGACCGCCTGCGGTGGGGCACTCGGTGGTGTTCAAAGAGCCAACAGCCCACAGACACTCGTCAATGGGGCGGATATCGAGGTTGATCTTAACTTCGTGATACTGGAGGGCGATGAGGGGCAGGGCAAGACCGGGGTTGCGGCAGTACCAGAACTGAAAGGGCACATAGAGGGTGGTTTCGGGGAGGGCATTGCGGGGAGCGCAAACCTGGCGAGGAGCGGTGCTCTGGCAGGGACCATCGACGTCATTGAATGAGGGATCGGTAATGAAGGTAAGTTCGGTGGTGTTTCCGACCATGCCGTAGTAACCGGGAGTCTGGTCAACGGGCAGGGTGAGGTTATTCCAGATGTGCATCCAGTCACCGTACTGGCGGTCGATGCGCTGACCACCGATTTCAACTTCAACCTGAGAAATAAGCTGCTCGCCGGGAAAATCGAGCCAACGGGCATACACGCCGGTGTGTCCACTGACAGCGTTCTTCATGCTCTGGTTAATTTCAGGGAGAGTGACCTGAAGGTAGGTGCGGTATGCAAGATCGCCGTTTCGGCTGATAGTGCAAGTCACGCGACGACCGAAATCAGCCTGACCGTTAAAAGTCTGCTCAATAGACTCCATTGCAAAGTTAGTGTGACGTTTGTAAGATACTTTCCAGAAAGTAATCTGAGGGTTTCCCGTCAGATACACATCCTGGGCGCCGTAGGCTACAAGTTGCATTAATCCTCCTGCCATTTTATATGTTATAATATTGCTAAAGAAAAAAAAATTATGTTTTTAATTATATTATTTTAATTAATTAAGTTAATTTAATTCGTCTAAACATTTTTAAGATTTAATTTTCATTTTCACTGTTTTCATTTTCATTATTGTCATTTTCATTTCAAACAAATAAAAATGACAATAATGAGTGTATGAATATTTTGTGGTGTTGGTTGTGTTATATTGTGGTGTGTTGATTTTTTATTTTGTTATTTTCCTTTAAATATAAAGTTATCTAATATGAAATCTTTTAAATATCCGGCTTCGTATACTCGTGCATCTCCATTGTGTTTTTTTGAGCAAAAAAATTTATTGTCCTTTTTTTTTAATTTCCATCCATTGTCTAAAGCATTATATAAGAATTTTATTAAATAATATTCAGATAAATCGGATAAATCGGATAAATTTTCATCTGAATTTGTTTCTGGTGGTGTATTCCCATTATCTGTGTTATTTATTTTAATTAAAGTACTTGTACTTGAATCATAATCATCACTATCCCCGTCATTAAATGTATATTGATATTTCTCTTTGAGGTTAAAAAGATTTAATCGTATAATTTTCTTTTTCAAACAATCTGAGTTTTTGTGTAAAATATATTCATTTTGATTTTTTTTATTTATGTTTTTTTTAATTGTCCAGTTATTTTCTAAATGTTTTATAATTATATTCATTTTACCATATTTATTGTTGTTACGTTTTTTTACCGTTTTTTCAATTGCATTATTTTCATTTTCATCTTCATCTAAATCAAAAAGTGTCATTATTGTAATTATTTATTATTTATAATACCTCTTTGTATATTATGATTAAATGAGAAAATCTTACTCTATATTTTACATATTTTATTTTACATGAATCAGTTCTAAATAAAATTTAATTTTTAGATGTAAAATAAAATATGTAAAATAAAATATGTAAAATATAGAATATAGAATATATATACAAATTTCTTATTAAAGTTTTTTTAATAATCTTATATATATATAGTATAATATAATACACGTTGCGGTTGTGTAATGCCATCTTTTAAATATAAAACTAACAAGAAAATTATTATAGATGATAAAAGCATTGTTACATTAGATAATCGTCACAGAGAAATGCAGTTGCATTTCTCTAATGTTAAAACTGTTATTATTCCAAGTCTTTTAAATGAAAAGAAAAGCTTGAAACAGATGCTTGATCAAGGCAATGCTGGCAATAATATTGGCAGCAGCAGCATTCCAATTGAAAAGCAGCTTGAAATGAAGGACCGTCTGTCTGAAATTAAAAGCACCCTTCAAACGCACAAGAGTAATATTAAACAGTATTATTTAAGTAATTCTAGATACATTTTCGATTATTTTGAAAACAAGAAGGAAATATCGAATGGAAATAACAAGACGAAGATTTTAAATTCGTTTTTTAAAATGGACAATTCCAGCGATCGTGTGAATGAGCTTACGTCAATGAACGATAATAATGTAAAAAACTTTTTATCAAATATTGACCAGTCATTTATTAATGTGAATGATTTCGTATTTCAAACCGGCACATGTCAGCATTGTAATATTGGCGAATTGATTCCGGTGGAGCACGAAGGCATACTCGTGTGTAACAACTGCTCCAAGTACGTTATTTACTTGATTGAAAATGAAAAGCCGTCTTATAAGGAGCCGCCCAAAGAGGCGTGTTTTTATGCGTACAAGCGCATTAATCATTTCAAGGAAATCCTGGCGCAATTTCAAGCGAAAGAAACCACACAAATTCCACCGGATGTTATTGAGAATATTAAATTGCAAATTAAAAAGGAGCGAATAAGTCTCTCCAAGTTTACAAATTCAAAAGCAAAAGATATTCTGAAAAAGCTTGGTTATAATAAATTTTATGAGCACATTCCTTTCATAAAAGATAAACTCGGTATTAAACCGCCGACAATGACGCCCAATTTGGAAGAGCTGTTGTGCAATCTCTTTATGGAAATCCAGGGACCTTATGCCAAGTTTTGCCCGGATGACCGCGTCAATTTTTTAAACTACTATTACACCATTTATAAACTGTGCGAGTTAATTGGACAAACGCAATTCCTTCCTTATTTTCCCCTGCTTAAAGACCGTGAGAAACAAATCGAGCAAGATGAAATATGGAAAAAAATATGCTTTGAACTTAACTGGGAGTTTATACCGACGCAGTAACACATTTTTAGTTTTTGAATTATTTATTTCTACGTGATTTAATTCTACGCGATTTATTTTTATTTCTACGTGATTTATTTTTACGGCGCGAGGAACGCTGTTTAGAAGAGCGAAAACGCGAAGCTTTTTTTCGTTTGCCTCCTAATAATCCACGAGCTGCCAAACGCTCTTGCACTCTGTCTGATGCATCGGAGGCGCGTGCTTTTTCGCGTGCTTCATCTGCTGCGCGCGCTCTTGCTTCTGCTGCGCGCGCTTCTGCTTCTGCTGCGCGCGCTCTTGCTTCTGCTGCGCGCGCAGCAGCTATTGCTTCTGGTGTTGCGGCTTCTGCTTCTCTTGCTTGTCTTGCTTCTGCTGCAGTGGAAGCGCGTATTGTTTCTATTGTTATAATATCTTCACGGAATTTATTAAGATCTACTATATGGCGCAAATTTTTTAACATCTGAACTACTTGATATTTATTTTGACCATCGCAATTATATTTACGTTCTAAAAGTGTTTTTATGTAATGACACAACAATTCTGCGGTGAACGAAACATCATCAAACAATGTATCAATGTTAATTGTGCCTTTAGTTCTTCCGGGATCAGTCATAGGAGTGCCTTTAGTTCTTCCGGGATCAGTCATAGGAGTGAAGGACATTTAATAATACTTAATATAATATATATATATATATATATATTATATAATATATTAAGTATTATTAATATTATAAAAATGGATGCGTTCAATTTAGATTTTAATATAATAAATCCTCTTTTTATTTTTTTTGTGACTTTAGGTGGAAACTTTGTTGCGCCGCTGTTTCCGTGTCAAGTGCAAAGACTTTTCACAGAAAATATTTACTATAAGCATTTTCTTGCATTTTTTATTTTATTTTTTGCAATTGTGCTAACTTCAGAAAAATCTTCGAAAATAACCAGTGTTGTATTTTCTAAAGCACTCGCCTTGTATTGTCTCTTTATCATTTTAACGCGAATGGATAAAAATTTCTTCTTGATATTTTTCATTGTTTTGTGCGTAAAATTTATTGTTATTAATGAAATGACAAATACTAGCGATAAGAAATTAAAAGAGAAATATACTAAGATTGATAATTTTTTAGGTTATCTGCTAATATGCATTGGCATCATTGGATTCGTATTGTATTACGGAGAGAAAAAGTTTGAATATGGCAGTCGCTTCAACAATCTTACGTTTTTGTTAGGAAAACCGGTCTGCAGAGAACATATAATTCCAACTAAATACGCGCGTAATTTATCATATGTGTTTAAAAATAAAAATAAATAATGAGTAATTGAATAAATGAATTAAATATTAAATATTAAAAAATAAATAAACAATCAATCGATAAAATAAAAAATAAAATATATGAGCACGTGTGACAAAAAATTAAAGATTCATTGTGATATAAAGAAGAAACTGGATTATTTTATCAACCAAAAAAAAATACCAAATATTATATTTCATGGAGCATCTGGGTGTGGAAAAAATGTTCTTGTAACCGATTTTATTCATAGCATATATAAAGGCAACAAGTCGGCGATACATAATTATGTAATGAACGTAAATTGTGCTCACGGTAAAGGCATTCGTTTTATTCGAGAAGAATTGAAATTCTTTTCAAAGACGAATGTTGATTTAAAGGATGGCGAGATTTTCAAGACGGTTATTTTGTTAAATGCAGACAAGCTTACGATTGATGCGCAATCTGCTTTGCGGCGCTGCATTGAATTATTTAGTCGTTCTACCCGATTTTTCATTATTGTTGAAGATAAATACAAGTTATTAAAACCGATATTGTCCAGGTTTTGTGAAATTTATATTCCAGAGCCGATTATAAATAATTGTGTAACAAATTTGCACACATATAATTTGAATAATACGTATGCTTTTAAGGATGTTGAAACGAAGCGTCGATTATATTTGAAAATGGTTTTAACGAATTTTATAAAAAAGAACGATGCTGCGAGTTCTGCTGCGAGTTCTGCTGCGAGTTCTGCTGCGAGTTCTGCTGCGAGTTCTGCTTCTGCTGATAACGAATGTAGTCAAAATAAAAAAATCACATCGGAATGCATGTTATTGATAGTAAAATTATATAATAAAGCATATTGCAGCATTGATTTACTTCATTATATAGAAACCAATACAAAGATTGAGGAACTAAAAAAGTATGAGTATTTGCTGACGTTTCAGAAAGTAAAGAGAGAATTTAGAAATGAAAAATTATTAATGTTATTTATATTATATTTTTTATTATTTCGTAGTGATTTAACTTTAGAAAATATATCATTCATGTAATAAAGCAATAATTAAATGGATGATTTTGTGCTTGGAAATTTGCAAGAATCGCGTAATGAGTGGTGTTCGCGTCTTATAAATATTTTAACACCACATGTGCAGTGCGGGTTGCGATCGATATTCGAGGAGGCTTGGACAT